CCGTCGTCCATGAATCCCGCGACGGTTGCCCGTCCGGTCGTCAGGACCGTCCCACGCAACCGCTCAAGGGCGTCAGCGACGGAACGCACGACAACGTCCGTGGTGCGCTGGATCGCGGTCAGGATCGTGTCCTCGCCCGGCTGCGCACCATTGGCGCGGAGCTGGTTGTACTCCGACACGGGGATGTTCTGCCCCAGCGCCGGGAGTTCGAGGGTGACCCGCTTGCCAGCCGGAGCCTTGCCGATGGTCGGTTCAGCGTCGTAGGCGCGGAAGTCCGCGACCTCGACGAGCCCGAACGACCCCGCAGTGAAGCGGACGTCGATCGACGGGACGGTCCGGTTCGGGAGCCAGCGGGCGAGGGTGCCACGACTGGCCTCGTAGTCCGCCAGTGATGCGCGGGCATACCCGGTCAGGGTGGCGGGGTCGATGATGTCGGTCCAGAGAGCCATGTCAGACCCCTCCTCAGATGTAGACGATGGTCACGGCGGCGCGCTTGGCAGCCGCGACGGGAACGGTGAACGCGTTGGACCCCTGCGGGACCTTCGCGGAGCGAACTCGACCGTGGTCGAGCACCGGGACGGCGAAGTCGTCGGTGCCGACGACCGCCTGGTCCGTGAACAGGTGCCCGGCGAGCACGCCGGCGTTCGTGACGGTGGCCTCGGTCGAGTCGTAGGGCACGAGGACCCCGCCGACCTTGGCCACGGGGGTGCCGGACGGGATGTAGCCGTTCGGGTAGTGCGTGGCGGGGTCGAACGTGCTGATGTCGAGCAGCTCGGTGCGGCAGTTGCGGATGCCGTGAGCCGACCCGAGCCAGGACTGGTCGCCCGCGCCGATGGTCTCGTTCTTGAGACGAGGCATGGTGATTCTCCTTTTTCTTCTCAGGTGGTCTTGCCGCGGGATGCGGCGTACATGTCGGCTCCAGCGGACACGCCCTTGCCGGTCGTGTTTCGTCCGCGCTTGCCGCCGCCCATGTCGGGCCACGTGCCGCCAGTTGGGGCGAGCCCCGCGGCGTACTGCTTCACCTTGTCGGCGTCGACCTCACCGTCAGCGGTGAGGAACTTCGTGTGGTCGAGGAACTCGACCTGACCCGCGATCTTGTCGGCAGGGAACTTGGTGGACGCGAGCGCGGCCTTGACCTCGGCGGCCACGAGACGGGCCTGGTACTTGCCGGCCGTGTCCTTCTCGGCCTTGGCACGTTCGTCGGCGCGGGCATCGGTGATGGCCTTCTCGGCGTCGGTCTGGGTCGAGGCCTTCAACTGGTCACGCTCAGCCTTGATCGCCTCGTAGTCGGCGCGTGCCTTGGCGGTGTCCTCGTGCTTGCGGGACTGGTGCTTCCAGTAGGCCGCCTGATGCTCGGGCTTCATGTCCGCGATCGGCGTCGACTCGGGGAAGCCGTTCGGACCGACCTCGCCCTTGTTGCCATCGCCGCCTTGGTCGCCGCTACCACCGTCGTTGGCCGGGTCAACCTCCATGCGGGTATCGCCAAAGGTGGATCGATGGAAGGCGAGGATCACCGCCGGGTCGACATGGCCGGACGTGAACGCGGAACGGAACGTGCATGGTGCGGGCATCGGTGAATCTCCCTGTCGGGTGAGGTGGTTCGCCCTGTCGGGCGTCTACCCTGCGCGGATGCAGGGAAGTTCTTCGTCAGGCGGCAGCGACAGCCGCGGGGCCGCGCACGTGCTGGCCGGCCACGCGCAACTGAGGACCTAGTTCGCCGTTCTCGACGACCTCGACACGAACCCGCTTCAAATCCGCGCCCTTGGTTGATCCGGCCGCGTCGTACATCTCGCCCAAGATCTCGTCGTTGATCTGGGAGCCGGGATCAGTGTTGGCCGTGACCGCGATGACGCCACATCGGCAGCGGGAGTGGATCGGTAGGAGGTCACCGCGCCAGTAGATGCGGTCGGATGCGGCGGCGCACAGGCCGCATGACTTCTCGGACCGGATCACGCGTCGGTAGCGGGTCACGCCGCGGGACTTCACGAACCGCGACGCCTGCCGCTGATGAGCCAACCCGAGATCGGTGCCGATCATCTCCCGAGCTCGCACCATGGCGTTCGTCAACGCCTCCGAGTCGGTCCGGCCAAGGTGCCGCTGGTAGCGGTACTCAGCCGCCACGCGCCCGTAGACCTCCTCGTGATCCTTCACTCCGGCACGCAGCGTCTGACCCATCACGAGCGGGACACCCGAGCCGGTGACGACCCTGCCCATGACGTACGACGTCGTGCGCGCCAGGTAGGCGTCCGTCAGTTGGGCGGTCCCCAGTTGGCCGGCAGTCAGGCGTGTGGCCACCTGCGCGGCGACCTCTTCGACCAGGCGCGGCGAATACCAGCCGTCGAAACGCTCGAAGTCGGCCACGACCAAACTGGTGATGCGCTCGAGGAGTGCCTGCCGCTGGCTGTCGAACGCGTCAATCGTGCGCGTCAGCGCGACGACGTCAGCCATTGGCCGGGACCGGTTGGGCGGCCTCGGCAGGGAAGAGGACCGCGTCGTTCATGCGCTCGGTCTCCGCGCGAGCGATCTCGTCCGGGCCGAGCTGGAAGATCATCGACAGCCGGGTGCGATACGGCAGGCCGGTCGTCTTCGACCACGCGTCTGCCTTCTCGGCCAAGCTGTACCGCTCGGCAGGCGCCCACACGGCGCGGATCGCCTCACGCTCACCGACGTCGAGCGCGGCCATGCGGAAGATCAGGTCAGCAGTCTGCTCGTGCGCGGCGCCGATCCGATCCTGCTTGTCCTCGACCTTGAATGTCATCCCCTCGCGCACCAGGGACGCGCCATTGGCGGACTGATTCGCGCCCTCGGGGGTGAACGCCGACAGCGGAGTGAATGTCACGGCTGACACCTGCTCCAACTGCTTCGTGGCCATGGTTACGATCGGCTGGACATCGACCGCGCCCGACTCCCACATTTCAGCCGTCTGCGGCAGTTTCCACAGCGCGGCCGGGTCGGCAGTGAAGACGTCGTTGTAGTCGATGTCCTCGCCGGTGACCGGGTCGGTGTCGGGCATGTCCTTCGGGTCGACCTTGATCGCTCGCTGCTTGAACGCCTGCAAGGTGGCGATCACCATTGCTTGCAGGATCAGGTGATCAAAGCGATTGAAGAGGTCGGCGTGGCGCTCGAACTCGGACACGTTCTCGTCGTTGCGGTAACGCACGATCATGACGTCGCTCTCGAAGCCGGCCGGCAGCGGCTCGCCTTCCGCGCCGCCGTGATACTCGGACCATGACCATGACGAGGTGAAGCGGGCCGCCGTATTGCGCGTCCGACGCGGATTGACCGCGACCCATCGACGACCGGGACGGTACAGGTAGGCATAGTCCATGTCGAAGTCATCGTCATGGAAGATCTTCGCCGCAGCACGCACCACTGACTGCCGCACTGGGTCATGGATCGTCACCACTTGGCGCGGGTCCTCGCTCGTGGCGGCAACTTTGCCCTCATGCTCCTGCACCAGCGCATAGCCAGAACGTCCCACCAACATATTGGTGATGATCGAGGGAGACTCCACGATCATGCCCGCGGCCTTCCACGCCTTCCACGCGTCCTCATCCCCGGTCTCACCCGAGTCGTGGCCCGTCTGGATGGCCCGCAGTTTCAGCCGGTAGCGGGTCGACTTCACGACCAGTTCCGCGAGGTTTGTCCGCGACGTCCGGTAGAGCCGCTGCGCATGTTCGGGTGCGTTGCTCAACTCCGGTGGCATCGGCTGCTTGCCCTCGTAGCGAGCAAATAGCGGGTCGATCTCCTTGCGGTTTGCGGCCAACTTGTCGGCGCACCGCTTGAGCCACCAGCCGGGGGAGTCAGGGGTCTCGACGTCGATCGACACGGTCACTCCCTTCAAGGTCAACGGATGCGGCGCGGACGAGTCGGCACTCTCGGCGCGCCCATACCCTTCTTGATGGCGGTCAGGTACGCCTGCCACGACAGGACCGCAGCCATGGCCGCGTCAAACTTCCTGTCGGGGTGGATCTTGGTTAGGTTGTAGAGCGGCTGCCCCTCGTCGGGGCCGTCTTCGACGATGAAGGACGTCTTCTCCTGGCCCGCATTGCCGACGTGACGAGCAAGGTCGAGGGCGTGCGGGTCCTCGACACACCAGCCGACTGCGCCGGACGCAATCGCCTCTTGGTAGGCCCGGACCGCGTAGCCCATCACCTTGTAGCGGTTGGTCCACCACTCCTCGACCAGACCCTTGTGGCGGCCGGCCCAGCGGCCCATCTCCTCCACCCAGTACGGCGGATCGCCATAGAACAGAGCGACCTCGTAGCGAGCAAATATCTCGTCAACCGCTTGGTCAACGTCGGCCTCATCGATCTCCCAGTCGGGCTCATCAAGGTCGACCTCCCACAGCCGGAAGAGTTCCTGCGTGCCGGTGGCGATCTCGGTGATGACCAGCGCCGTCGAGTCGCGCCGTCGCGCCCCGTCGAAACCGACGACCACCGCAGCGCCCCGCAGGATACGTGACCGCTGAGGGCCGGCCAGCGACCCCTTCACGTGCGCCAGTGCTGGCCACCGCTTCACATCGAAGGCCTGCTGCCCCGACTTCACCCACCGGTTCAGCCACACCCGCTCGAGGTATGCCGTGTCCGCGCCTGGACGATCCCATTTTGACGCGATGCTGTCGAACTGGCCCGGACCCCATTCGCCCGCAGGGCCGGTCGCCTCTGCGATCGCAGCGATGCGCTGCGCCTTGTCGGTCAAGTCATGGCCGCCACTGTCGGAGCGGTAAAGGTAGAACAGGTCCGGCTTGTCGATCTTGCCGTCGCGGATCTGCTCAGCCTCGGTGTGCAGCTGCTCGGCCACCGACTTCTGGCCCAACTCGCCTGCGGTGCCGACGTACAGCGCCCATGGGTCCTCGAGGGGCCGCTTCTCAAGGTTGGCGTCCATCGTCTCGTGCGCCTTCAAGTGCCGCGGCATGTAGAGCCGGTGTGGCTCGTCGAAGGCGTTGAGTGTGGTCAGCGCCCCATCGCGCGAGTCCGGCGACTGCGCCAAGGGGAGCGCCTTGCCGTCCTCACGACCGTACTCGTCGAGACGGATGATCCGCTCCAGTGAGACGTCGAACAAGTCCGCGTCCGGGCCGTTTTGGACGATGTACGCCAACGTCCCGTAGGCAAGCTCTTCGACCTGCTCCAACGAGAAGGCGAGCATCGGCACATAGGGGCGCTTCGTCGGCGCGGCCACCGGGTTTCCGGACGCATCAAAGCCGTCGCACTTGGCCGGCCCCTCGGGGTGGATGTGGCCGTAGACGAGAAGTGCTTCCTTCTCCGTCTTCGCCAGGCCCTTCCTGACCGACAGCCCGACACGCTTGAACCGTCGACGGCCTGCCCATGGGTGTCGGTCCTTGATGTGCAAGCCAGGTCCGCCGCCGGCGAACGACTTCGTTACGATCTGCGGATAGACCTCGAACGCGCGATAGATGAACGCCTTGAACTCCGGATCGATAACGTACGGCTCACCCTCCAACGAGCCCTTGCCGTATACCGCCCGATCCTCAAGGAAATCGACAACCTCCGCGCCGATCGTGGGCCACGGCTCCGGGTCGGCACCCGGGACGACAAGCAGCACGGTCAGCCCACGGCGTGAAGACCGGCCCGCGGATCAGCGTCGTCGCGCTTCGGCTTCACCGGCGTCGAGCGACGGCGAGCACCCTTGGCCTCCGCTTCCTCGGCGCGCTCGATCTCAGCCTTCAAGCCCATCAACGTCAGCGGGGTCAGCCCGAACTCCTTGCCTCGAATGCGAGCCTCCTTGGCTGCATCAAGGTCACCCTGCTCACCCTTGACGTTCCAGCGAACAAACTGCGCCAACGTCCGAACGAAGGCCGCCGAGTCCTCCCACAACTTCGCCTGCGGAGTCGCCCACAGCAGCGACCACAACCCGGCCTCAAGGTCGGCCTGCTGCTCGATCTGTAGCTTCATGATCGCCGCCGACTGCTCAGCCTGAGCCAGAGTCCGACGCAGTCGGCCCTTCTTGCGGCCGTCCTCCTCGGCCTCCACCTGAACCGTCAGTGACGCGATCCGATCCTGCGCCAGCTCATACAGCGCAGTCGCCTTCGCGTCGGCAGGCAACGGCCAGCCGGGAGTCTTGCCGCTACGACCGCTCGCGGGCAGCGACGTGAACCCAGCCTTCGGATTGTTGCGGCGAGCACGCACGCTCGGGTGCTTCGGCGCGGGACCGGGCATCGGATTCCTCCATGTCGGAGTGTGCCGCGAAGGGGCCATGACGGCCTTGTGCGGCATGAACTAGGGTCACGGGACGAGAAACCCTGAAACCCGTACGCCTGGAAATTTGCA